AGGCTCAGCGAGTGATGTGCCGTACATGGATGCGTGACGGTGAAGGCTTCGCGCAATTGCTTACTGGATTTATTCCAACGCTTGATCATGGCACAAAAGTTCCATTCAGCATTGAAATGTTTGAAGCAGATTTGGTGCCAATGGATTACAACGATGGCGACAAAATACGCCAGGGTATCGAACGTAATGCATGGGGTCGCAGGGTTGCTTATCACATTTATAAAAAACACCCTGGTGAACCAGACGGCTACACCTTAAAAACGTCAACCAAGCGCGTGCTGGCTAGCAGCATATTGCAGGTTGCATCGCTTGAACGCATGGGGCAGCTGCGCGGTGTATCAGAATTTGCAAGCGTCATTACCCGCCTTGAAGATGTCAAGGATTACGAAGAGAGCGAGCGTATCGCCGCCAAAGTTGCAGCCTCACTCACAGCATACGTTAAACGCGGATCCCCTGATTTGTATGCGCCGCCAGAAACAGATTCCGAAGGTAATCAGGTTGCGCGCGATATTTCATTAAACCCAGGCACCATTATTGACAGCCTCGCGGTTGGTGAAGAAATAGGCCTTATCGATAGCAAGCGCCCTAATCCCAATGCGCTTACCTGGCGACAAGGCCAATTGCGTGCCGTTGCCTCTGGTGTAGGTGCAAGTTACAGCACTATCGCACGTGCATACGACGGCACATATTCAAGCCAACGTCAGGAGCTTGTTGAACAGTGGGTTAATTACGCCATCCTTACCGATGAGTTTGTTGGCATGTTTGTGCAGCCGATCTGGGATCAGTTTGTATTGGCTGCGCATCTATCAGGTGTTGTGCCTATGCCAAAAGGCATGACGATTGATCAGGCGAATGATTGCCTGTTTATCGGCCAAAACATGCCATGGATTGATCCGTTGAAAGAAGCTGCTTCATGGAACAGTTTAGTGCGCGATGGCTTTGCAAGTGAAGTTGAAGTGATTCGCAAGCGCGGCCAAAACCCGCGCGATGTGATTGAACAAATCGCTAAGTTCAGAGAGCAGGCTGCTGAGAAAAAACTGATCTTCACTTCTGATGCCAAGACAACATCCGGCAATGGTACCGCACAGGACATGCTCAAGTTTCAGTCTGCAAATAACTCAAATCCAGCCAATGAGTAATTAGTCCACTTTTCCCCTAAAAAGTGGAATTGATTATAGGCAAACTGCAATCGTTAACTGAACACTTAAATTTAAGTAAGGTTTAAAAGGACTTAACAAATGCCAGCTAAAAGCTTTTACAAAATTATATCAAGCGTACAAAACAGCGCCGCTGAAATTTTAATCTACGGCCCTATCGGCAATAGCTGGTATGACGAAAGCGTCAGTGCAAAACAGTTTATTCAAGACATCAATGCGCTTGATGTTGAAAACATCACGATCCGTATCAACTCAATCGGCGGCAGCGTAGTGGACGGTATTGCGATTCATAACGCAATCAAGCGCCATAAGGCACAAGTAACCACGGTGAATGATGGCATTGCAGCAAGTATTGCCAGCCTGATCTTGATGGCAGGTGACACGGTGGAAATGGCCGAAAACGCTCAGATTATGATTCATGCCCCTTGGACGTATGCAGACGGCAACGCGGCTCAGCTGCGTGATGTTGCAGATATGCTAGATAGCTGGGCTGAAGCCATGTCGAGCAGCTACGCACAGAAATCAGGTAAATCAAAAGAAGACGTTCTAGCGCTGTTGACTGATGGTAAAGATCATTGGTTTGGTGCTGAGGATTCACTTGCTGAAGGTTTCATTGACAGCATTACCGGTGGTTTGGCAATCGCGGCCTCTCTGGATCGTGATGCATTGTCAGCGCAAGTAAAACAATTTTTTGCAGTAAAACAACCTGTGGCAGCCGCCACAATCATTAAGGAGACTCAAATGCCTCAAGCAGAACCAGTGGCGGCAGCAGCACCAAATGCCCCAGAAAAAACAGAAGCTCAGATCCGTGCTGAAGCTGTAGCACAGGAATCAGAGCGCCGCAATTCAATCGCACAAGCGTTTTCAAAATTCACAGCAACACCTGGTGTGCCAGAGTTGTTGGCAGCTTGCCAGACTGATGTGGCTTGCACAGTGCAAATGGCAAACGACAAATTGCTAGCTAAGCTTGGTGAGAACAGTGCTCCGGCAGCTGGCGGTTACGCGGTAGTGATTGAAGATGCGCGTGATAAAACACGCGCTGGTATCACTCAGGCTGTAATGGCCCGCGCTGGTTTAGTTAAAGCCGAGGGTAACAACCAATACCGCGGCTACACATTGTATGAAATGGCGCGTGCATCTTTAGAGCAGTCTGGCTTCAAAACCAACGGTTTAGGGAAAATGGAATTGGTTGCAGCTGCATTTACGCACAGCACATCAGATTTCACTAATTTGCTGGCAAACATCGCTAACAAATCCATGATGAAGGGTTATGAAGAGGCTGAAGAAACATTCCAGCTTTGGACTAGCGTAGGCAATCTGCCAGATTTTAAATCAACAAAGCGTGTTGATTTAAATGCTTTCCCTTCTTTAGACAAAGTGCTTGAAGGCGCTGAGTATAAATATGCAACTGTGGGTGATCGTGGTGAAACTGTGCAATTGGCTACCTATGGCAAGATATTCAGCATCACGCGCCAAGCCATCATCAATGATGACCTAGATGCCTTTACTAAGATTCCTCAACGCATGGGTGGTGCTGCGATTCGCACTGTAGGTAATCTTGTTTATGCCGTTCTGACAGGCGCTCATAACATGTATGACGGTAAGACTCTCTTCCATGCTGACCATGCAAACATTGCTACAGCAGCGGCTTTAAGCACTGCGGCTGTTGATGCATTGCGCGTAAAAATGGCATTGCAAAAAGATGGTGATGCAGCTCTAAACATCCGCTTGGCTAATCTGATTGTGCCGGTTGCGCTTGAGGGGCTGGCTAAAACCGTGCGTGATTCACAGTTTGAAATCAGCGCAACACGTGATGCAACAACACCAAATAGTGTGCGTGGCACATTTGAGGTGATCAGTGATGCACGTTTGGATGCTGTAAGTTCTACAGCTTACTACGGTGCTGGTAATGCAGCTATCACTGACACAGTTGAAGTCCAGTACCTGGATGGGAACGAAGCGCCAACTCTTGAGCAACAAAATGGCTGGGGTGTTGATGGTGTTGATTTGAAGGTGCGTATGGATGCCGGTGTTAAAGCTATTTCATGGAAAGCACTTGCTAAAAACGTAGGCGCTTAATCAGTAGTTTAGCTAAATAAGCCTGCTTAGCAGTGGGCTTATTTTAAACAGAATATTTTAGGAGAACGTTATGACAACCAAAGCAATTCAACCTGGCAAGGTGATTGACTATACAGCCGGTGCCGATATCACGAGCGGTTCAGTTGTAAAAATCGGCCAGATTCTTGGTATTGCACTCACTGATATTGCCAATGGTGCAACCGGTGCGGTGCAGATTGATGGTGTATTTGAAGTGCCAAAGGTCACCGGTGCCGTATTTGCGCAAGGTGAGTCTTTAACCTGGGATGTATCAGCAGGCAAGTTTGATGACAACCTTGCAGTGCCTGCGTCTGGTGATATTACCGGCGCGGCCGCTGTTGCTTTCAAGGCTGGTGCAAACAATGAAACTACTGCCTGGGTGAAATTTACAGGCGTGCCAGGCACATTGACTGCTTAATGTTTGCCGCACTGAAAAGCCGGGTGAATGCAGCGGTAATGGCCAAATTGGCTGATGCTGTTGCAACGATTGATGCCGTTGAAATAGATGTGATGTTCGATAACGAGTATGAAGTTGCGGATTCTGGTTTTTCTGGATTCGCAGCCTTCAGCCCGGCAATTCATTGTAGTGAATCTGATGTGAGTTCTGTGATTGTTGGGACGGCTGTTTCTCTTGATGGCACTGCTTATGAGGTTGCAGACATTCAACCTGATGGCGATGGCGGCATTACTTTGGTACTTAAAAAATAATGAATACCCGTGCTGAATCGATCACAGAGGCAATCAAGGTTTTACTGCAGGGATCACCTTCTCTGGCAAGCGGCAATGTGTGGCGCTCAAGATTGCGGCCAATACCGGCAGGCTCAAGCCTGGCAATTGTAGTCAGGCAGGGCAGGGATCTGAGAATTAATGAGTCTACAACGATCGGCAATTACTCAAGGCAAGCAGTAGTCATGGTTGAAGTATATGCACGTGGAGATGTTCCAGATCAATTGGCTGATCCGCTTGTTAAATCTGTAGTTAGCCGCGTAATGGCTGATACCAGCCTTGGAGGTTTGTGCGACGACATTCTGGTGGGTAATAAAGAGCTGGATTGGTCGGCTAGAGATACAGACCTGGTTGCGATCGATCTTGAATTTATTGTGAGTTACCAATTGCCAGTGGATGAACTGTAAAGGATTTTAGGAATGGCTAAAGACATAAAACAAATACCAGAACAAGAACAGGATCCGCAAGCTGGCGGTTCTTATATTCGCAATGAAGATGGCAGCCTAGTTAAAAACGAAGCTGACCCACAAAAAAACAACGCCGGCAGAAGATCCTGCAGCGCCAACATCAAAGGACTAGATCATGGCTAATCGTCTGATTCGCAAAACCGCAATTACACTTAAGATTGAAACTACCTACGCAGTTGATGCAGCGCCAACAGGTGCGGCTAATGCCATGCTGGTTTCAAATTTAAGTATTAATCCTTTAAACGCTCAGAATGTTGATCGTGATCTGGTGAGAACTTATCTTGGTGCTAGCGAGCAATTGGTAGGTACCGGCTACGTTGAAATGAGTTTTGATGTAGAGATGCAAGGTTCAGGTACTCTGGGCACGGCACCTGCATGGGGTGCTGCATTTCGTGCCTGTGGATTTGCTGAAGCGATCACCGCGGCTACTCGCGTTGACTATACGCCAGTAACTGATTCGCTCGAGAGCGTAACGATCTACTGGTATGACGATGGTGTATTACATAAAGGTTTAGGCGGTCGCGGTAGTGTGGAGCTTCCTGCCGGAGTCGGTGAGCGCCCCGTATTTAAATTCAAATTTATCCTGCTTGATGGCGGTATCAGTGCGGCGGCTAATCCAGCACTAACATTAAGTGCATGGAAGCAGCCAAAAGTAGTGAACGATGCTAATACCGGCGACCTTATCTTTGGCGGTACTTATGCAGCTGGTGCGATCACGGGTGGTACTGCATGGCCTTCACGCGGTTTGAATTTAAATGTATCCAATGCTGTGAACTTCACGCCATTGCTTGGCGGTGAAACCATTGATCTTACACAGCGTGAAATCACAGGTTCTATACAACTTGATCTAACAGCTGCACAAGAAGTGTCGTTCATGGCTGCGGTAAAAGCGAACACGCTCGACACTTTGAGTCTGCTACATGGTACTGCACCTGGCTACAAGGTGCTAATCCACGCGCCATCATTCCAGATGATGAATCCAAGCAAACAGGAAGTGAACGGCAAGCGCCTGATCGGATATGACATCCGCTGCGTTCCTGTTACCGGCAATGATGAACTTCGTATTGTGTGCATTTAACCCATGTTGAAAATTACTCCAAACCCTACATTTATTGCCCCTGTTTTTTTGCATGTGGCAGGCGAAGCTGAACCCGCTGAAATCAAAGTAACTTTTAAGTACCTTGATCGAGAGCAGCTTAAGGAATGGCAAAAGAAACACGGTGGCAGACCCGTTAATGAAGCTCTGGAAGAGATCATCCAGGGCTGGGACGGTGTTGCATTTGATGATGGCAATGCTGCACTTTATTCAGCTGAAAACTTGAAAAAAGTACTGGTGGCTTATCACACAGCAGGTGATGACATTACGCAGGCATATTTTCGTGAAGTGCTGGGAGCGCGAAGAAAAAACTAGAGGCCGCCGCCAGATGGTGGGCAAACGGCGGCCAAGATGAACAGCAAGAAACAGTCGATGCTTTGAAAGCATTCGGTCTGGCGCCTGAAATTGAAATTCAGGATCACTTTGAGTTGTGGGATATGAATCTGGAGGCGATGCAGGTGTTTAGTGCCTGCAGCGACGACTGGAAGATGACACCGCAAGGCAAGTACAAATCAATCGATAAATTAGCATTAGGGGTTGTGATGGAGATGATGGAGGTAGCAAATCGAAAAGAAATGTTGACTGACATTATTGCTATGCAAAATGCTGCGTTAGGGGTGGTCAATAATGGCTGACCAACCAAAAATAATTATTAGTGCCGTTGATAATACCAGGGCGGCGTTTAGTTCTGTTAAGTCTGGACTTGGGCAGATTGAAGGGGTTGGATCAACACTAAATGGCGTTATAGGCAGGCTTGCGCCGCTACTTGGAGCAGCTACTTTTACTTCCTTTGTAAAAGGTGGTGTTGATACTCTGGATATGCTGGGTGATCTCAGCGATAGGACCGGTGTTGCTGCCTCAACTTTATCTGGGTTCCAGCTTGTTGCAGCCCAGTCAGATACCTCATTGGATGCCCTTGGAAAAGGCCTTAATAAGCTATCAGTCTATATGGCTGAAAATGGCGAAGCTGCTGCTAAGTTAGGTATAACAGCAAAGGATCCTGCTGAAGCATTTATACAGTTATCAAATGTAATTTCAAATATTGAAGATCCACAGCAGCGTGCTGCGCTTGCTAACAAGATATTAGGTAAAAGTTATCAAGAACTTTTACCAGCATTATTGCAGGGCGGTGATGCACTTCGCACCCAGATAGAGAATGGTAAAGAGCTAACTGGTGTCACGGATGAGAATGTAAAAAAAGCCCAGGAATTTAACGACCAGCTTGATTTTTTGAAAACTAAAGCGAGTAATGCCGGGGTTGGCATTGCTAGCGATTTGCTGCCATCATTAAATGAAATCACTACAAATTTTATCGAGAACAATAAAAAGGCTGGTCTATTTTTATCAACATTAGCAGCCATTGGTAATGTAGTAAAAATTGCAGCAGTTGGCACTGATCGGGAAGGTTTAGAGGAAAGACAGCTTGAGTTGCTGGAGCGTATTGGCATTGCTGAAAAGCGCAATGCTGAAACATCCGAACAGGGTAATAAGGCCGCTCGTGAAAATGCCAGGCGCAACTTAATTAATATGCGAAAAGAGCTTGCGGATGTCACTGCGCAGCTTGAGGCAGGCTATGCAAAAGAGCATCCTCTAAATTCAAAAGATAAAAACAATAATGCGACAGTTGAAAGCATTGTTAATCCAAGTACAAAATCAACAAAAAAAGCACTTGATAATGCGTTTGCAAAAGAGTATGCGCAGGATGTTGCAGGATTGATGCAGTCATTTCAGCAGCTGGAAGCTCCGGCTCAGTCTGTTTCAGAAAAACTTCAAGATCAACTTGACGCTTACACTGCATTGGATGCAAGTGTTAAGACATACCTGCAAGGAATTATCGATCAGACAAAAGCCAGTGAGGATTTTGCGATTGAGCTTGAGCGTACAAACTCAATGATGGAACTGACGTTGCAATACGAGCAGGCTGCTGCAGCACAATCAAAAACAATTTCAGATGCTTATGATGCGATCCTTCAGGAAACTGAAGATATGAATATTGCGTTGATCAAGGACGATAAAGAGCGAGCCGAGGCGCAGCTGAAAGTCGAGCATGATCGTCGAGTGAGCCGAATCTCAATGATGGAAGGCGAGCAGGATGATATAGATTTGCTGCTACAGGCAGAAGAGGATCGATATTCAGCTGCTCAGAGATCGATTGCTGATAGCGCAAGTAGCTCTAAAGGTTTTATGAAAGACCTTGGCGCCACTTTCAGTAGCGCGTTTGAAGATGCGATCGCTGGAGGTGAGAACTTTTCAAATGTATTGCAAGGTTTGGCTCAGGATATAGAGCGGATGCTCGCACGCAGGTTTATTACGGATCCGCTTATGAAAGGACTGGATAGCCTGGTCATTAACCCATTGTCTGATTGGCTAGGTGGCATGGTTGCCAATGCCGATGGCGGTGTTTATTCCGGTGCTGGCATTTCAGCCTATTCAGGCAGCATCGTAAGTAGTCCTACTATTTTCCCGTTTGCAAAAGGTACCGGCCTGATGGGTGAAGCAGGACCGGAAGCCATTCTCCCATTGTCACGTGGCAGCGATGGCAAGCTTGGTGTTTCAGGCGGCGGCAATAATGTCACGGTCAATGTGTTTGAGGCCGCTGGTACTAAAGCCAGCGTGCAGCAGGAGCAGGGAGCGGATGGCAGCATGAATATTAAAGTCATCGTTGAGCAACTGTATGGCGTGATGAACCGTGATATTTCTCGTGGCACTGGCATTGCACCAACACTCGAACGTCGCTATGGCTTAAACCGTGTTTCTGGAGGTTTTTAATGTCGGCCTTTCCATCAACCCTGCCTAAGCCTCAGGCATCCAGTTATAGCGGCAGTCCTACTCAGTCTTTTATACGAACTGAAATGGAGTCTGGTACACAGCGGCAGCGTTCAAGGTTTACCGCAGCGCCGCATCAGGTGAATATGAGCTGGGCATTAACGGCCGCAGAAATGAATATTTTCAAGTCCTTTTATGATGCAGATATTCATGGTGGTGCAGACTGGTTCACTATGGATGTGGATGTTGGTGACGGCATTGCTAACTATGATTGCAGGTTTGTTTCTGCGTACGATTATTCAAGGTTATCCGGGCCAAACTGGCAGGTAACGGCAAAGGTGGAGGTGCGCGGTGCCTGACCCTAGTTTATCTGCCGCCATTCAAGAGGCGTATGCGACCGCGCCGGCTGGTGAAGTGGTTATTCATACACTGGAGTTCCGTCATCCGTCATTTACCACGCCATTGCGTGTGGTGCGTGATAAGCAGGATATCACCGTCACCCTGGAAGCTTCGGCTCCGATTGATCCATCTGCCGCGGTGACATTTGTCGCTTTTGCTTTTGATCTGGAGTTGCCGGATGTGACTACTGGCCCCAGCCCGGAGCTGCTTATCACGATTGATAACGTCAGCCGTGAGGTGCTGATGTACATGGACCAGGCTGCCAATTCATCAGAGTTGATTGAAGTTACCTACCGTCCATACCTGGCAAGCGATTTATCCAGTCCACAAATGGATCCTCCACTCACGATGGTTGTGCGTGATGTTGAGGCTGATATTTTCAGTATCACCGCGCGCTGCGGTTTTGGTGACTTTGCAAATAAACCTTTCCCGCGTGACGTTTACGATCTCACGC